AGAAGAAGCGCATCAGGTTTACCTTGAAGCCAAACGTAAGCATCATAAATCTTGTACTATTTAGTAATTTGCGTGTTAATAGTTGCCAGCAAAAATATTAAAACGCTGACGAGTCGCCACCAACGAATATGGCATTGACATGATGTCATCAGGGTTGTTAATACGCTTCAGATTGCGCTTGCTAGTCATAGCAATCCGCGATACTTGAGGGCTTGGCTCGACGCCAAACTCAGGAGCAAACTCCATTGCCAAGTTGTAAGTAAACGCACGCAGATAGCCTGGTGGGAATAGGATGTCAGTCGCCAAGGTGGCGGGTTGAGTCAGTTCTTCCACCGAAATAAAGTGCCATTCCAAGTCCCGTGTGGGCTTGGGATAAATGTACATATCAACATCAGGATAGGTCATGTTGATAAACAGCACTTGCGGGTATGTAGACGTAACTGTCTTAACAGCAATACCATCGTACTGCTGTTGGTTAATCATTTTTATGCCAAAGCTGACATTGGTGCCTGGGTCGCGGTAGTAGGTAGCGTCGTCCAACAATATGGGCCGGTTGCCTACAAAGTCACCTGTTGGGCCAAGAGTGCGGTTGATAAAACCAGCAGTCCAAGTAAACACTTGGTCTTGGGTGCTAAACACCGACAGACGCTCAGTGTTCCAACTGTCAATCATCTGGTTTAGGGCAACCAACGCATCCTGCGAAGTGGCTGCGGATGGCGTTTCACCTTCGGCTAGGATGCCGAGCAACCGGAGCGCCCGATTTATCTGGTCCCCCGCTGTGTATGTTGCCATGCTTAGACTCCTTCAGTTATCGTCCTACGGGTATATTTGCGCTTTGTTTCCAAAGCATTCACCGCCACTTCCAGCATATTGACAGGAGCCGCCTCTACAGGCGTATCAGGATTGTAGCGCGTCCAGCCGTTTGTTTCATCATAATTGGCTTCAAGTTCCATAGTGGCAACTTTTCGCCCGTGGACAGGGTGCATTAAGTAGATGTTCATACCCAAAAAGGGGGCCGAAGCCCCCTCTTATTTCCTTCAGTTTAGGCCATAATCCCAAGGGCTTTGAGGCCCGTGATCAGTCCGTTTACATCAGTTTGCAGCGCAGAAATCTGTGCTGTAGTCAGCGAACTGACTGGTGCGGTTGTCAGAACAGAAAAGTCCAACGTGGTCAACGATGCAAGTTGAGTAGTGGGGGTCTTGCCAAAAAATCCGGCAGTTCCACCCGTTTTACCCATGACTGCGCCGTCAAGCTGCTGGTCTTCGTAAGCAACACCAATTGATTTCGTATTAGGCATGATTGTTTCCTTTAGGAACAGGGGCCGAAACCCCCATTCAAATTAGCCAACGCGATACAAAGACCAGGCAGCGTCGCCAGTTCTGACTGCGCGGTAAGTTTGTGCCGTACCAGCAGTGGTAACAGTCATCAAGCCTTGAGTGCCAGATGAACCAATAGTCCAGCCGGTGTTGGTGGTGATCGTAATCACGCCGCTACCAGAACCATTGGTATTAATCACCGTAAAGTCAAAACAACTATTGTTTTTAGCACTGGGGACGGCTGCGTCCAGATCAGTACACAAAGGCAAAGTGTATGCGGCTGCGGTGGTGGTAGGAGTGCCCAAAAGGATACCATTCAGAATTTGAGCAGTTGTCAGAGTTGCCGTGACAGTTGCCGTTGCTGGGGTAGCTTGGGTGCGAATTTGAACTTCAGTCAGATTGCCGTCACCGAGTTGGTAACCGCCTGCGCCATTAGGGAGAGCCATGATAATTTCCTTTGAAAGATGTTACGAAAGAAGGGGCCGAAGCCCCGTTCAATTTAGCCCCACAGACGGCAAGCCATCTGAGGACGGATTGTGCTGAAACCGTACAGCACGTCAATACGGCAAGGCATACGGTCATTGTTGATGTCGTACTGACGCACAACACGCAAGCTGATACCGTTATGCACTGCGCGAGCAGCCATGTCAACGCCTTGAGGCAGCAACAAGTCAGCCGTAGCAAACGTGATTGCGTCTTTGTGGTAGATCAAGTTCTGAGCGTAAGCCGTAGAAGCAGAACCAACAAAAGTCACAACAGCGTTGATCAGTGGCAGGGCAGTCATAGTAGCCAGTGCGTGAGCAGCGGAGTACATGGGAGCCACAGTCACGGTCCAAGTGCCAGACACAGCGGTTGCATCAGCCAAAGCCACAAACTGGAACAACGAACCAGTGGTTTCACGGGTTTGTGGGTTCACAGCAAAAACGCTACCGCAGGTAAACACGTCACCAGCCTTGATGGTCGTGGTCACAGAGGCTTGCGACAAGCTCAAAGTGGCAGAACCTTCCGAGGTCACCGAAGCGGCAACGATGGTAGCGGCAGCGGCGTCACGCGAACCAGTGGTGAACTGCTTGATCGACTGAGACATGTTGATTTCTTCGTAACCTAACACGCCAGTACCCATCATGCCGTTTTTAAACTGCTTGCTGATGGTGTCGGTAGGATTGAACAAGCCTTTCATGCCTTCAACCAAACCAGCGTTAGCGGCTGGGTTGACAGTAGCGTAACGAGGCGACATCACAGCAGCGTTCTCGTTCAGCTTCTGCTGGGCTTGCAAGAGCACCAAAGAAGTCGAAGGAGTCGTGCCTGGGGTGCCAACGGTGTTACCAATAGTCTTGAAGCAATTAGCAACGTCAGCATCAATGCTGGAAGCCAATTGGCTGATACGAGGCTTCAACACACGCTCTGCGAAATCGTCCAATTGCATGGTCAACTCAGCCGACGTGAAGTTCACGCCGATGTGTTTTTGGCTTGCAACCGACAGGGTGGTGAACTGCTCGTTGTCGTCCTGAACTTGCAGGGCGGCACCGTCAGTGACCAAAGCGCGGTCAGGAAGACGAATACGCAGCGTGGAGCCGATCTTGGCACCTTGCACAGCGAAGCTATCGTCGTACTGGCGGTTTACGTTGCGCGTAAGCACTAGGTTATTTTCGAGAATCTCAAGCGCTTTGCGCGTGATCATGTCAATGGTTAGGATTGAGTTAGACACAATAAAGTCCTTTACAAAAAGTTAGCGGTTTTGCGCTTCCCACTTCTTACGTTGTCTTGCACGTTCAGCTTCAATCCACTGTGAGTCCGTCATTGTCTTGGTAGACCGTGGGTCCGTAGTATCAAAAGCTGGCCCTCCAGAGGAGCGTGCAGTAACTGGCGTAATCGGCGCTGGCGCAGATGTTGTTTTCTTCATAGGAGGTTCAGCGGCCAATTTGGCTTCGATCCTCCCAATCTCTTTTGCTTGCGAGAGTGGCGACAGTTTGGCGATACGATCTGATTCTTTGGGGTTTGAGCCGAGGTAATAAGCTAACTCAGGCCCAATGTCCGAAGACTGGATCGTTTCGGCCATTACGTTCGTGATACTCAGCTTGGGGTTGTACGCGACTTGTTCAAAGTCATCGTATTTACTCCGCGCTTCTTCTTCACGTTCGTGATAGCTATCGAGAACTTGCGACTGCTGTTTAGCAGCTTCACGCCTAGCAATAATTTCTTCAGCCTTTTGCAAGACCAGCGCGTCGGGGTTAGCCTCTGCGGAATAATCAGTTACTGGCGCTCTCAACACTTGCGTTTCCGCAGCGCGTTGGGCTTGATCTCGTTCCCACTTCCGTTGCTCTCTTGCGAGGCGTTTTCCAATTGCAGCATCAAGTTCCTCTTGCGAGAATGTCTTGGGAGCCTCAACTTCCGGCGTTTCAATTACAGGTTCTGGAGTTGCCGCCGTGGCTTCCAGTTCTGGCACGGGTATAACCGCTAGGTTTTCGACTTCATCAGTCATTTGTCAGAATCCTTAGATTCCCTGGTGATCGCACCAGTACGTTTTTCGGCATTATGCCTTAAATTGTTCGGCCCTTGCTTCTATCTCATAGGGGTTAAGAAGATAGCCATATCGTATATTCCAATACAAATACTTAATCATGTAGACCAACTTTCCATCAGTCTGCATTTGTTTTAGGTGCATCTGCTCATGGCGTACTAGACCAGCATCTTGCTCAAAGCCTGGCACAAAGTAAATGTTTCCCCATAAACTTGTCCAGCCTTGGAACTTCATTCGGTTCATAAACCAGAGCAGTGGGCCAGAGGCTACTTTAATCACAAAGTTACAACCTCTTGTGCAGCCCTGTAAGCCGCAATCACGTCAGCAGTGTGCACAGTAGAGCAAATGGCTTGTACTTTGGCATCCTCGATGCTGTAGTTGTCACCAGGCTTTATGTAATTTCCTTTAACCTGTTCTGCTAGGAATAGCCCATCTTCAGTAATGGTTACAAGGTAACGCACGGCAACTGTCTGGTCTTGCAAGACTTCAATGCGGTCAATAGTGGTTTGTTTTTCTAGCATAAAATTCCTTTAAGTCGTAACGTATGTGCAACTGATATAAAAATCAGAGTTTGCTTGCACATCACCTCCTAAATTTGATACGGAGCCTGCGGAATACTTATACAAAGTAAGAGTAGTTGAATTTAAATTCGTAACCCCAGTTATTTGGCCTACAGCAGTTGCTGCTAAATTATTGGCTAATATATTAACATTAGTTATTGTTGTATTATCATTTGCAGATGTAAATGGTAATCCGTTTATAAGCAAAGCACCTACAGGAGAACTAACGGAAGATACATTAATACGGCCTAAGACAGTAATTTGTCTACCTATACGAACATACGTTAAACTTTGAAAAGAAGAATTTAAAGTTATAGTGCCACTAGTAGTCGTGGTCATTGTTACGGTAACTTTTCCAGTTTCGTACCAATTAAGCAATTGGCTAGTCATTCCAGCATTTGCAGTGTTGGCAGTAAAGTTAATTCCTTTAGCTGCTGTAGCTGGAACAATATTGTCCCCAGCATAAATCTTTTTAACAACCGCCAAACCACCAGCAGTTTTTAATGCGGCTGTTGTTGTATTAGTTGCATCAGTTGCATCAGTACCAGTTATTGTGGTTCCTGTAATAGCAGAAGCAGTACCACCTCCAATAGCACCAGGTGCAGCAAAAGTAGCGCCACCAAGACTACTTGCATTTAAATTAGCTACGTTGGTTGTAGAAGATACGACAAGTGGGGCCGTTCCAGTAGCAATTGTAGATGTGTATTGTGTCGCGCTAACTGCCCTACCAGCAGTCAAATTAGCAACCGTTACCTGTGTTGTAGCGGAACTTTGAACAACAGGCAAAACCTCTGTACCCACCAAAGGCGTAGTAGCAGAAGTTAAAGCTGATATTTTTGCGTTGGTCATAACACCTATGCGGCAAGAGCAGCCATTGCTTTCCAAGTGCCTGGAGTACCAGCAGTTACGCAGACCCATCCAGGTACACCACCAGCAGCAGGCGTACTATTCCAAATTTGAGCGCCAGCAACCCATTTGCCTGTTGTAGGAACAGTTGTGCTAACGGTAATGTTTGGGCATTTCATTTGAGTAAACACGCCAGAAACATAAATAGACTGATCTGAAGCAGTAGGAGCAGTGCCATAAGTAGTAACAACCGACCCCAAACATAGATCAGCACTATTTGAATACGGAAACCCACCAAACTGTAATGCGGCCCAGCCTCTTACAAAAGGTTTAACAGGAACAATAAAATACGTTTTAGTCATAGTTGCCGCAGCAGCAATCGGTGACGCTAAACCAGATACTGGCCCTTCTAATGTAATTGTATTTGTTGTTTCATTAAATGAATTTGCAGTTACTGTAGTAGACCCAACTGTAAATTGAGAAAACCTACTAAAGTTTCTTGGGGGTGCTGAAGTAACAACAATAGTTGTACTACCATTAGAAATTATTGACGATGTGGTTAATGTATATGTGTTTCCAAGTTGCACATAATATTCTCCATAGTCTGTTTCACCTGTTGTAAGGTTGTTTACTGACATTTGAAACAATCCAGTGCAATCTCCATATCCTGTTTGAAGTGCTACCCAACGATGCCAATAACCATTTGTAGAATCATAAAATGGAAGTGGTAAACCTAAGTTCCACGAAACTTGATTTCTATTGTCGGATACTGATAGCCCATATATAGGAGTAAAGTCAATTTGCATTCCTCCATCTGATCTACTATCGATAGCTCCATATTCTCTGGTTCCAGTAGCTTGGGCTATATAAGAATCTGAATTTGCTGTTTTTCTATTTAATGTTTGATGGAAAGAAAGTGTTGTTGCAGCGCCAGTAGATTGAAAAATTGGTGGATACACGTCACAATTTATGTACACAACACAAGTATTATCTTGCTCAGAGTATCCAGGACTATATCCTTTACCTGTAAATCTAATAAAAGGAACTTGAGGCTGACCCGATACAGTTGCGCTTACATGATTTACAGTAAGACTTACTACAGAACCTATTGCAAATTGATACGATGGAGTACCAGTTTGATCTTCATAGGTATAGCCAGTTATTTCGCCTCCAATAATACGTCCGTTAAAACAAGCGGTTCCGTAAGATTGACCATATCGTATATCTATGTCCCGAATAGTTGGGTTAAACATAGTTTTTTGATTGCGAAATGGTACATAGGCAAGCGCCCATCCACTAGCTTTTGATACAACATCAGACGCTGAAAACGGATAAATGTAATCTGTTGCATCTACAACAGTGCTTCCAACTGTTGGCCTAAGAATAGAATCTCTAAACCAATTGTCAAAATATGTATTTGCTTCACCAGTATTTAAAGAGCCTTGGCTGTTAATAAATTTAAATCCATCAGTCATGGCATTATCTTCGCCAGCCCAAGGAGAGCCGGTTGGATAGCACGTTGCTGAAGAAATGTGAACTGGCCCACCTGCGGCCATTCTCATAGAATCATATTGATTGTTTTGGCTTCCTTGATAGCAAAATACAAAAGCATTGCAATATTGTGCATAGCATCTTGTAAATTGAGGAGTATTGTGTGGTTCAAGAAACGCATTCGCAAATTTAAATCCAGAAAACGACATTCCTGTCATTTGTGAATACATAATTTGCGTTGTATAATAAAAACAACTGCCGGACATTGGCCCAATGTATGTTGTTGTTGGGTAACTTAAATCAATACTTGTTGTGGTACTAATAAAACCAGTGCCCTCAAGCATGGTTTTTCCTTCAACACCATAAACATTAAAATAATTTCCTGATACAAAAATTGGTGAAGTTACTGTATAAGTTCCAGCGGGAAAAAATACTTGTTTATCTGTGTTAATTGCTGCTTGAATTGCTGCTGTTACATCTACACCAGCAGTGTTTGCTTTTACACCCGAAATTTGTGCTGCGGTCATAAAGTCAAATACGCTTACAGTTTCACGAAATTTTGACTGTACTGTGGTAACAACGGCTCCTGTGCCTGCTGGCGTATAACTTACGGCTGCTGCATCAGTAGCTATACCAGTTCCATTTATGCCGGTAATGTTGTCATAAGTGCCAATTAACACGTTGGCGCTGGTATATAAAGCAAATTTATATACTTGAGATGCAGTTATCCAAATTTCCCCACTAGGTACACGCCCAGCAGAGTCCAACACAATAGGATTAGCATGGGCCGTTGAACCAGCGCTGGTGGTATACGTTGCTTGAGGCGTTGTAGTGCCAGCAACGTAGGTGTATAGCTTTCCACCAGTCAGTGGGTTTCCATTATTGTCAAAGAATTGACCGGCGACACCGCCGACAGGTGAGAGAAGAACGGTCATAGCGACCCCTTATTCGTAGGCAACGGTAAACGCGGCAGAAGTTCCCGCTAAGACAATGTACAGGCCATTGTTGAAGAACAAACCGGCTGGAAAGTTCAAGTACGATGTTCCAGCCGACACGCTAAAAGTGTTTGAAATCTTTGGATCGCTGTCGCTGGACGCTTGCGAGTCATAAATGGTAAGCGTGCCGCTGCTGGACGCCGACACAAAGATTCCGTACAGTTTGCCAGCACCAACTTTTACTTGTTTGGTTGCTGCTAGTTGCATATAGTTAGCCATGATGTTTCCTTATGCCAAGAATTTCAGTTTATACAAAGTACGCAGATAAATCTCAATGATGTTGTCTATCAACTGCTGCAAAGATGTATCCGTTTTATCGCATACCTCGTACCGAGCGTCCTCAATCTGCTTGAGGGAATCTTCCAAAAACTCAATGACGTTATTGGTTTTCTTGGCCGATTGTAGGGTAATTGGGCCAATTAAACCGTGCCGTCCTTGGTAGGACTCAGCAAAGTCATCGGCAGCACCAATAATGCGGTCATAAAAAATGTTGAGCGCCGTATGCTTGCTAAAGCTGCGGGTGTTCAGATGCACCGAGTGCGTTACATCCCGAGCCAAAAACAACAGACCTACAAAATCACAGGCTTTCATTGTGGCATTCCTTGTGGTTGCATTGGCATACCCTGTGGCATTTCGCCCATAGTGTCCTGCATAGACTCACGGCCAGGCATCTCGCCCACCAGATCACCAGAGGTAATCATGCCGTGGACGGTGCCCATAACTATGTCCTGAATTTGCTCTGGAGACATACTAGCCTGCACGGCAGTCAGGCGCTGTGTCTCAGCTTGGAACGCCTTGACCTGAGAATCAAATTCCTTGACCTCAATCTCGCGCATATCCAATGACTTAGACACATTCTGAAGCATGGTGTGCATCTGCTCCATCTCAGCGCCCATAGCCTGCATTTGCTGCTGTGCGGCGGCCAAAGCTGGATTATCTTCACCATCACCCATAAGTTTGGGGTCAATGGTCTTGGCAAAGCGTTTGGACATCTCTTGTGCACCAGGCCAGTCCATGTTCTTGACAAACAAGTCACCGGCAACAGTCCACAACTGCGGATTGCCTTGCAGCAACTGAGCCATTGCCTCCAAAGCCTCTTGGCGCTTGGTCGCGTAGCCTGGGCCGGTAGTAGCCACCACGTCGTACTTGCCCACACCAGGGTTGTAAATCTTCTCGATCACAATGCCCTGCTGGTCAACAATTTTCTGCACCGGCTGTTGCTGGTCAGGGTTAATCTTGACCATCTTTGTCTCGCCGTCTTCACCAATAATCCGTGCAATGCGTTGCGTGTCGTAAATCTTGGGGATCATGTCCACCAGTTGACGCGCAATGTGGCGCACACCACGGGCAAGGTTGTCGCCGTAGTGGTAAGTACCTACATCGCCCTCACGCTGACGCGCAAGAATGGCTTTTCCTGAGCGTTCGTTGGAGCCCATGCCCAAAGAAGCGTTATATTGGCCGGTAGTTGATTTAATATCCTCTGCCGCACCCGCCTTGGCTTGCAATAAGCCACTGGAAGCCATTGGAGGCTGGGCACGCTGTGGCAATGGGAAAGCAGTACCTTGGCCGTCTGTAACGTCGGGATTAACCTCCAAATAAGGCCAATTTTGGGTGTTAGCAGTCTTCCACTTGTCCTCGTAGCCCTCAAACTGCCCACCATAGCCAATAAACGGAGCCTTGGGTGCCAAAGCCAGCATTTCTGCCTCTTGGCTAACCCAATAGTTGTACATCCGTTGGGCATCCTTGGCGTTACGCACCAGTCCACTGACGTACAGACGGCCATCTACCTCAAATTCATTGCCAACAATGCGGATAACAGGTATCCACTTGCCAACCCACTCGCGTGACTCAAGGATTTCGTAGCCGTTTATCTTGCAATACTTGACCTTTGGACGGTCAGACTCGCGGGATTTGATCGGCTTGCCATAAAACGCTTTTAATTGCTTGTCCTCGGGCGTACCGACAAAAGCCGTAGCGTTGCCAGGGTACAAATTCAGCGTAGCGCGGTCATAGTCTATATAGTAGTAGTCAGCAATGCGGATGGTGTCCTCATTGAGCCAGTTAGAAATAGACTGATCGCCCACACCAAGGGATTGCAGCGTCGTAATGGGTGCAGAATCAGGGTACAGGCGGGTGTATTCGTCTTTGGTCAGGTCTTCCGTTACAAAACAATACTTGGCGTCCGCGCCAGTAGGGTCTTGCATGGTCGGGTCCATGTACACCGAAAAGGAATTGCGAATCCGGCCAATCTTAATGTCTTGGTCAAACGTGTTGTCATCGCAATACTCAGTTAGTAGCCGGATGTAACCCTCACCATAGGAAACTTGGTTCTCGCACGCCGTATCGTAGGCTACGTCAGCGTCACTCATGTACTCAATGTGCCGGATCATGCCGTTGAAAATTTCGGCAATCTCCACGTCAGCATTGCTATCCACCGGAATGACCTTGGCGCCAGGGCGATTTTGCCGCTGGTCGTTTGTAACCTGACGGACGTGCTGTGGTAGCTTGTTAATAGTCAGTGTGGGACGCGCATTAATCGTCTGCCCTTGCACTGCACCACGGGTAGCCAGTACATCGGCAGGCCATTGCCAGCAGTTGTCTGGTGAACCAGCATAAAACTTCAGGTCGTCGTTTTCATCCTCACGCGATTCTGAGTACGCCGTCATC